TTCATCTCCTTGTCGACCAGCTGGCCGTCGGCATCTTTGCACTTGAATTTTTGCGTGATTTCCATGATTACACAGATTTATAGTCGATACACGTCCCGGACAATTCCCGGAGCGTTTCGAGTGAATTGCGTTCGATGTTCTTGTTGTCTCCGGAGAACGCGCAGCCGATATACTTCTCAACAGAGCCATTCTCCAGACTGGTCACCGTGATATTCGTATTAGCCGGGAAATCCCGGAAATCGTGAATACCCGATCCCATAGCCAGTTTAGCGGCCTGCACGATCTTGATGGCCTCTCCGTCCTGCAAAGAGATATTGAACGCGTTGTTCTTAATCCCCCGCTTGACGGCGATAGGCTTCTCCGTGCTGATAGCTCCGATAGGGGTAGCATCCTGAGACAGATTCCTACCCACAGCGGAAGCCGTCAGAAACATGTACACCGGAACCGAGCCGATAGTGATAAACACCTGGTATTTATCACCGCCTGAAACTAAATAATCCAGATTCATATTACAGCGAGTTTACAAATTCGATGTCCGCTTCGATCAGGGCAATGCCCGGACGCTGCTGGATGGACAAGTGAGCCTTGACGGTCCTGGTCGACGTGAACGGAGAAAGGCTCGAAAGCTCCAAATTCACCCCAGCAATCTCCCCGTCCGTAACCATCGGATCGGTATAGGTCGTGTAGAAATTCTCCGTCACCGAGGAAAGATACCCGTCGTTAATATCTCCGTCCGTATCGATAGGCGGAGTTTGGCCGATAATATCCGTGAGGTAGGCGTGCAGATAGTCCGCAATCTTGTTTAGCACACGGTTGGCCGGAATTGTCGACAAAGCCATAGTGCTATCCTCGGCGGTTGCGCCGTCATTGAAGTAGTAACCCGACTTCGTGTCACGTGTCCGAATGAACAGATGCTGTTTCTGCCCCAGCGTGTCGAACACGGCAGGCAAAACCGAACTTACCGGAGTTCCGTCCGTAAACCATGCGTTCTGGATCGGGAGCGGTCCGGCAGACACATTCGAGAGTTCGTAATTGACCGCCTGCCGGGAAAGAATACCCAGCACCAACCCGACAGAGGCGCAGCTGTCGAGGGTGGCTGTAGTATCACAAACAGCTACACGCGGACAATCCTGTGTATTGAAGTCGGGAGCGTCGGTAACCGATTTGAGGTTATTGCCGTCCAGTACTGCAAACGCTCTGAAACCGGCATCCCAAAGATTGCCCAAAGTCGTATTCAGGGCCGTTGCAGTGGGAATTACATCCGCATAGTAGCTTCCGCTCGAAGGAGCCTGATCCTGCGGAGCGAAGACCACGCCGATCATCTTGGCCCGATCAGCAGGCGAGGGATTCCCCTCAGCACTCAGACCGGTGGAGCGGAGTAGGGATTCGAAAGTATCGGAGGCGACAAATTCGCTCATCGTCGAGCTTTTGTCCACCCCAATCAGATACAGCGTAGCACCGTTTCCGGCCGAGGCGTAGAACTCTTCAACCTGTCTTACCAATGACACCTTATTCGTTGCGTCATACGTGTCGGTTATGCCGAGAGGTGTCAAATCGCTCGGCTGCGAGAGCTTATACAGAGTATTCAGCTTAAACGTACTCGCTACCGCCACTGCCTGCACACAGAGGAGTGCCACCCCGTCCGAAGACGAGGCGACACCAGTCCGGGTGTTGGTGAATTTGATATTTACACCTGTTTTCATGCTTTTTCTTTTTTTCTGGTTTTCTTGTCCGGCTTGGACTCTTTCTCCGTAGTGGATTCATCCACGGCATTGAGAAGGTCAGCCACATTCTGTGCTTCTTCCTTCTTGCTTTTCTGAGGATAAATCGGGTATTTCATAAAGAGGTTTTCCACCTCTTCGATGGTCTCCGGCATATTCTTATTGGTAACCAGAATAAGCGGTGATTTCGGATAGAACAGATGGTGTTTAGCCACCTGTTCGTCTGTAATCACCATTTGCAGGTAGGTGTCCAGATGGACACCTTTATAACCTGCATTGGTGAATTTCTTTACAACGCCTTTCAGCCTGGCAAAAAAGCGTTCATCCACATTATGATTGATTTCTACCATGATTGTGTATTTTTATGGTTATTCACCCGTCGAGGGTGCGGTGTACTTGGTCGGAACGATCAGCGCCGTACCCAGGTTGTTTTCGTATGCCGGAGCGATACCCGTCTTGATTTCTGCGGAGTAAACTTCGCCATACAGGGTAGGTTCGATCTTGGTGAACACCTCCATCGATGCCAGACCGCGCAGAACGTACTCCGGAATCAGCCCGAGACCGTACTGTACCATCGTGGCCGTCGGAGTGCCGGTCGCAGGATTGATAACCGCGCTCGTGGTAGGATCGTACACACCCAGGTATTGACGGGTGAACACACGCGAATACGACACGCGCAAATCCTCGTTCTTGTATCCCTCCACGAAGCGGGTGAGGACGGTCTGCACTTTCGGGTCTTGAGTGAGTGAATACTGCAACGACGGATCGACGTTGATAACCGGATTGAGAGATTCGACACGGACATTTTGCGTCTGGAAGAAAGCCTCCAATGCCTGAATATCCTTCATCGTAAGACCGTTGTAGTCGCCGGTGTTCGACGGCACTTTCACCCAGTTTTCCCCGAGTTTGAGCGCCTCGCCCGAAGTGCCTTGCACTTTCGGAGTATAGCCCGACTTGGTCGTCGCGATCTTCTGGGCCAGCGTGAACAAATCCCAGTCGTACATAGCCGTGAACAGGTTGTTCAGTGCCACATCCCACTGTAACCCCATCTGATCGTAAGCCACGATGTCCTGATTGTAGCGCTTCCACAGCATCGGTTCCAGTAGATGCTCGTAAATCTGCATCGATACCGGCTTGTCGGCTTTGGCCACAATCGCCGCAGGGGTAACGGTCGTATTGGTCTGGGCCGGTTGGGTGGTAATATTGTTGTCGAAACCGACATTCGCCCATACGATACCTACGTTATCGCCGACCATCTGGGCCGGAAGCACCGGCATGCGGTTTACCCACAGATTGGTCGGGAACAGCTTGAGGTATGCCATTGCCGAAAATGCAATACGATCCAGGGCCGGAGATTCCACGAAGTCGGTCGATGCGTTCAGTTTGGCATTGCCGCTCATGGAGAGCTTCTGAATCTCACGCAACGACGATGAAAGCGATTCCCGGTTGTTCATGTATTCGGCAACACTGACACGGACCGGGCGGGCACCGTTATCGATATTGAAGTGTAGTTTGTCGAAAAACACTTTTCCTGACGGAGTGTTTTTGATCGCGTCGAACACATGCAGTTTTTCGTTTTCGTTGCCCTGCGAAAGCATCTCGGAAATCCCATCCATACCCTTTTCTTTCATAAGGGCCGAGAGGGATGCCCGTTGTGTGCTGACACGTACTTTCGGCATGTCCATTTGGGGCATCGCGGGATTCAGGCCCAGTGTTGCCGGGGCCGGTTCAGACACCTGTTTGGGTTCCGGTGCTGCCAAAGCGGCAGGTTCGGGTTGGGTTTTGGGCTCTTCCGCAGGAGCGGAAGCAGCGGGGGCAGACAGGGTAGCGCCTTCTGCCGGTGCGCCAGTCTCGGGCGCAAGGTTTTTGTTCTCTTCCATTTCGTTTGATTTATTTACTCCGCTTCCTGCGGAAAGGTTTTCTTCTTCCTCTTCCCAGCAATTCAGGGTCACATACTCATAACCCGCTGAAAGTTTGGCTTCCATCACATCGGGACTGATGCCGGATAACTTCTCCGGTGCTTCGTCCGTACTGAGGGCAACCCCGGCCTCCATTGCAACAGCTCCCGGATCGGCCGGAACAGAAGTCATCGAGTTTTCCCAGAGATCAAAGGCCAATGCTTCGTTCCGGTCGGCATTCAACTTGACAAAACCACCCATGCTGATGGCATTGATACCTCGCTCTTCATAAAGGGTCTTATACCGCTGCCCGAGCTCCGTAGATGCGAAAACGGGCAGAGCAGTCAGTTTGCCGTTTTCTATCCGGATGTCCTCCATGTGGCCTATATTGTTGTCGTATTCATGTTCGGCCAACAATACCGGGTTTGCGAGATAATCCGATATATTGATTACCTCGACGGGGATTCTGTAGCCTTTTCGATTCATCCTCCCGGATGAAAGAACTATGCGTCTTGTTTCCATTATACCGTTACTTCAAATTCATACTTAATATCTTCTATGGGCACCTCCGGCTCTTCCATCGGAACAGTAAGAATCGCACGCACGACCAATTCGTAGGTAACCACATTCTTCGACCACTTGTCATAAGGCGTATGCCTCAGATTATACCCCCGCGACCTGGTTATTAAATTGTTCTTCTGGAGTAGCTTTTGCATCTGCGGTGTAGTAAACACCTGCCGATTGAAAAGCGTCTGGATACGGTCGGGTATATCGTAAGCCCCCTTATACTTATCCACTATCCAATCCGAAGAGTGCGCCAGGTCTATATTGGTGTCGAGAATCGAGATAGAAATACCGATCTCATACTCCCGTCTCTCATAGCCCCCGACAAACACCGAGCTTTCATCCTCCAGAATCCCCACGATTGCCGCCGGAAGAACGTTTTGCGGCGGGTTGTTCGTGGTAAAATTCCGAGCTATCTGCACTTGCTTCAAACCCAATTCCGGAAGCGCCATCAGTTCCTTGCAAACCGCATATAGTAATTGCCCGGTCATTTTTTCAGCATATTTTCTACCTGATCCATCGCTTTCCTAAGCACGGCCTTTCTCACATAAATGAATTGCCGTTGGGGCATACCCTTCAATCCTTCATTGTGTCTAGGGGCATACGGAATAAGCCTCGTATCCAAGCCCGCACGAACGGTCTTACCCTGTACTTCAAAATGCACTTCGTTCATCATGGCCGCGCTTTTAACCAATGTTCGTCGCCCTTCCTTTTGTGCGGCTTCACTAGGCTTCCATTTGCGTAATCCCTGATCTGTTTGGACTCCCTGACGCATAAAGTTGGCTTTGATGTCCTGAGCTACCATATTTCCGATGATGGCCGGAGCTACCTTCATAGCTTCGTCGCATTTCTGCTGAAGCCTGCCCAGATCCACTGTCAAATCCTTCAAACTTTTCATCACCGCACCATCAAAAGCCCACGCCGCAGCATATCGGCCTGTAATGAGTTTCGAACCACATAAGCGTCCGTAATTACATTATCCTCAAATTCCACTGCGTAAACCACATTCGAGGCAATACGAAGCATTACACCCTTCGTTTTAGTCTGGTTGTTCTCATCCACCCACTGCATCCACATCTCATCAGGATTGGAAATGGTTTCACCCAAAAGGTTGACACCTTTACCTCCAGCCACCTCCAAACGAGACCGCAACGAGAGAGTGAGTACAAATCCCATCCGTAGAATAGAGTTATGCACCAGGATATTCCCGTTTTGAACCGGTGCACGCTTGAGCATCTTAGCAATGTCCGATACCGTTCCTTGATAAACATCGACTTTGGGGGCCGTTTCCATCATCTTGTTCACGGAATCAAGCCGGTATTTATCGAATGAAAGCCGATTGATGCTGGGAAGCACATCGAAATAGCTGCTATCCTTGTTAGGCATGATGCCGTTGATGCCGGCATTGTAAGTAAAGCCCTTTTCGACATCCTGCGATAGCAGGTCCTGTATATCCTCATTCGGGGCGACTTGCCAACCGTTTTTCTGTCGGTCATACTCGGAAACTCCTTCGTAAAAGCACCGGCAATTCCATCCGTTAGGCGGAAACAGTCTTTGAGCATTCGGATCATCGATACGGAACACCCGTCCGTTGAGCCTTGCATGTTCATCCCGCACCTTGTTGTCCTCCTGGGTTCGATAGCGCCAATAGGGGAGTGAGTCGCGCTGCGCCCACAGGCTTCCCCACTGATTGGCCATAATAGCCGTCATCGAGGCTGTCCTATACTCGGTCTTTAGCCAGTCTTCGCGGAATGTAGACACGATCTTATTGACCGCTTTTTTGAACTGCGAGAAAGAGACCTTTTGCCCTTTGTCGTTAAAGAGACTTCGAGCAATGGCATCGTTAACCGCAGCCTGCTCGGCTACGTTCTTGGCAGCGGAAAACTGGAAGATGTTAGCCATGTAACGAGGCACCAAGTCATCAGGGATAGAACCATTCCCTTTGGCGGATAGTTTCACCAAAGGATTATTCCCGAACAACGGAGCCTTAAATGTGTCTGCGTAGTATTTGTACTGCTCTAGATCGATAAAAACAGGTTGTGGCTGTTCCGTTTCATACAACTTTCTCACAAATGCGTCGGAAACATGCGCATGGCTCCCCGCAGGAAGATCGACATCTTCTTTAGCTACCTCTTCTTTTATCTTGGGTGTACGCAAATAGATAATCCCCTCTGGCTCCTGTGGTGTTTGACGACTGCGAGCCGTTAGGAAATCGAGCGCTTTGCGGACAAAGTTTTTTTCCTCTTTGGTTTCAATCTCTGCCTCTTCTTTGATAGCGACCGGCGGCAAAGAGATGCCCGATTTATCCTCGTAAAAGTTTTCAGGCAACCCGATCTGGGTAAAAAATTCCTGCGTAAGTTGTTTGCCGTTCTGATTAACAATGTCCGACATCTTTTGCGCCTCATCCATGCTCATCGTGGAAGTACTGTCATCAGAAAACCATCGATTATCCGGAATGTTGAGCTTTGGTTTAAGGACATTGTTAAGCACCTCTACCATCCATTTCACATCCCGCTCGGCATAGGTCTTTGCAACCCGCTCGTGAACCTCCCCCAAAGACCGGCTATTGCCTTCTTTGATGGTCAACTGAGACCCGAGTACAAGGTTAATCATCCTGATCTCAGCCTGATCGATATAGTCGTAGTATGTTTTATAGGCATCCGAGGTGCTGTGATGTTCGGTTTGTTTAACCTCTATGGAATAAACCTGTTTCCCATCATCTACCGAAAAAGGAGTAGTAATAGCCACGGTAGGGTCTATATTGGCCGCAATTTCCCGTGCAGTCTCCTGGTTGGGATTTACCTTTTTCTGCTGAATTGTGCCGTCCGGAGCAATGTAGTCTTGTAGTTCTACGCCTGCACCGTTATATCCGACTTGCGTTAAGGGGAATGCCAATCTCGTTCCCGATGCTAACCAGTTTCTCAAGGTGATCGCAATGCCTACATACTCCTTCAAAAGAGGTTGAAACAACCCGAGCATAGTCTGGTGTTGTGATGAATACTCCACATAGAACAGGTTAGAATAATCATCGAACCTCTCATGCCCGTTCAGGTCGAAAGGCGTATGTTTGAGGGCTCTATTGAATGGATCGATAACCGAGATAGGGTAGCGCTCAATTTTATTGTTTTGTGGCTGAAAAACACCGCCCGAATACCCTTGAAAGATCGCCATAGATGCCGCCTCGATCCATTTGCGGAACCACCCTTTGTCAATTTGTTCGGTCAGCGCTTCGTCCACATTCCCATTTTCATCCATCAAAACATAACGGGCGGAAAGAATCGGGTTTAATCTGCGCTCTATAAGTGTTTGTACAAACGGGGACGAGGCCAGCATCCACGTTACCATAGTATCCCATCCCTGAGCCATGCCGTTATTAATAAGCTGGTCGGAATACATACGCCAATCAGCCTCGGTATAGTCTATATACCGGGTCATGGGATAGGTCTTGACTACAAACGAGCCTAACCCGACCGGTTTAATCGGGTTAACGGAGTTCTGTTTATTTGTAGCCCTTGCCATCAGTACAGGTATTTATTTTTAGTGGAAATAACCTCCGGAGTCATTCGTATATCTTCCCCGACAGAGGGGACATCCAAAAGCGATTGTTTGCGTGACTGCAACTCATCAATCGTGCGCAGGAAATCCTGATATGCGTCGGTAAGGCTCTTTTTAATCGCCTCGTCTCCGCTGGCTATCTCCCAGCAAGCACAGAATATAACCAGCTTTAAAACCACTCCGTTGCGATCCCAGCCGGTTTTCTGGTATTCAGCCGATAAATCATAAAGTGCGGCGAGATAATTCTGTACACGGCTCTTGGCGATATGTACGGCACGCTGGAGGCTATCGGCATTCTTATCGTAAACAGCTTCCAGATAATACTCCGGTAAATACTGAATCAGGTCGATACCCATCAGGTACCCGAAATCCATTGTTTTTATGTCGATAGGATCAACCATTACCTCCACGTCCTTTTTGCTATATACACATCACTCATGTGGGTGACATTCGTTTTTTGGCTCAATTTCATCACAGCTCCATGTACGCTATCCGGAATATCGTCGTGCATGTCTTTGGGCATGTTTTTGGCGAAATTCAGGAATTGCACCTCAACCTGTGAGGAAATCATCTTTTCCTTGATATGGTTGCTGAATATCAGTTTGTAATTTTCATTGAGCGGAACTAGCAGAGATTCTATTCGCATGAACTTGTCGCCTTTGTTCGTGTTATCCAACCGATAGGGGATAGCGCAACCGTTTTGGGCGCAATACTCGTCATGTGCTTTGGTGAAGTCATCCGCTATACCCTGGTTTTCGATCCACGTTTCTACGATTGCTCGATGGCCTTTTACCTGCTCCAGATTGGATTCTGCGTAACTTTGAGCCTCGTGTATGAGCTCCATCATCACGTAAGTAGTGCATTGCGCTGCGTTAATGTCGAGCACATAGAATGATCCCTGACAGATTCCCACCGTGGCGACCGACTTGTAGTCATTCTTGGGCCCTGACTTATAAGAAGGATCGACGTAGATCACGATCTTCTCGAACACAGACCAATCGAGTACATCCAACCAATTGAGGTGCTTGAATATTTCGCCGTCGAAGTTAGCCCCGTATTCGCCCTCCAAAAACCGCTGTCGGTCACGCGGTGAAAGGTTTTTGAGCGTGGCAATATAATCGTCGCTCAAATGCTGCATGTTGTCCGTCGGTCGGAAATGTGCCGTTGCGTAACGCTCAGGATCATTCAAAGGCTCCCGGGAAGATGGATTGAGTTTTTTGTTGAACATCACATAGTCCCATGCCTCAAAGACGGTAGGGTTGAGCGTAGTGACAAACTTCGGCATTCCCTTGACTCCATCGGAATCATACACAACCTGCGTCAACCGGGTAAACAGCTTTTCGATAACCTTGTAATCGTTCTCATTACCCTCTTCAACAAGGATTGAAAAGTACTCGGAAGACAAAATCTTAGTCATGCTATCCTCGTCCCCCATTGTGGCGGCGGCACCATAAAAGAATATCTTAGACCCATTAAAAAAGGTTAGGATGTTCTCGGACTTATTGAAGGTCACAAATGGAACCCCGCCCACACTGGCATCGTAAGGATGGACACCGCCATTGATTTTGGCGAACTCCCTCCATAGCGCTGGCATCGTCTGATTCAGCATACCAATTTTCAAAGAACTCAGTGTTTTGCGGAACACCAATCCGTAACTACCTGGGTAAATAATCGCTCGCTTTACAATCCACAAAAAAGCATAAAACGTTTTACCGCTTCTCGATCCACCATACAGGCAAATGAACTTGACGATTACCCCTACAAACAAAGCAGCCTGAACCGCTTTTTGTTTATCTGTAAGAGAGACATTCAGACTATAAGCCTTTGTCCTCATTGCCGAACATTACCGTAGTTATGGTGCTATCTTGTTTTATCTCTTGCTTGTCAGCCAGACCTAATTCTCTAGCTATAATATTGCTTTCCAGTAAGCCTGCTGCGGCCCCGGTGAACTTCTGCGAGTAGATTATATCACGTATGCGCGCTGTGATGTCAAAATAGGCTTGCTCCTTCTCGTAATTGAAAAATGTCTGAGACGTAATTCCCGCAAATACACAAAACTCTGTAATGGTCATGGCCCGCATTTTATTTACAGTGTCTTTCAGGCCAGTTCCAAATACCTTTTCTTCAAGCAAAGGATTGTCTTCCACCCATTTGAAATACTCAACAGCCTTTACCCATAGTTCATCAGGAGCGTATTTCTTCTCCGTGCCGGGCGTAAATCCTTTCGCCAGTTTCCAATACGTATTTCCTTGCTTAAAGGCCATTACTTCAAGAATTCATTAAATTGCCACATGATAAAATCCACATACTTTGAACACTGCACCATCAGATCATTGGTAACATAATCACCCGTCGCATTGGTGTTGGCCCAAATAGCATTCTGCTGTTGGCGGATATTGGAAAGTTGTGCGATGATTTCTTGTACGAGTTGTCGGTCTGACATCTCAGGATAAGTTCGGTCACCTCCGGTCATCTGAATAACCGAATCTGGATTGAGTTGACGGTAACGCTCAGCGATAGTGTCGGCCTGATCTAAGGCTCCTTCATATAGCTTCTTGAACTGCTTATGTAGCGTAAAAAAATGCCCTCCTTGCACATTGATGTGTGCAAAGTGGGCAAAATCCCTTAATGCGATCCAACTACGAACAAGCTCTACCATAGCCATGTACCATTACATAGCAAAAGTATAGCTTCATGTAAGCCAATACAAGCTATTTTCTTTCAAAATCTTTCAAATTTCGATGTTGCTCCAAATACCTGTTTGAAATGAGATGATCTTGAGTGTGCTGCAAAGCGTCCATCCATTGCTGCCATTGCTCAGGGTGGGAGGTAAGCCACGCTTGCACTTCGGATTGCTCCACATACACACCATAGTCATCCGCCCTAAAACTGATCGCATGCTGGCGGATAAGCTGATGTAATCTGAGTTCGGCTATACCAAATTCTCGTGCTGCTGCTTTAATATCCATAACAATACTTTTAGAACAATAATATCACCTTTTATCGGTCTTTCCCCTATGCAACTTTCTACCTTTAGGACAATTTACCTTAACTCACATGTTTTAAAATCCACCGTCAACCGGTAAAATCCCAGCACATCCGAGCCGATCAACCCTCTTACGTTCTTTCCGGTAGCCCTCCGTAGACTGGTCATGTCCTGTACCGCGAAGCTGGCCGAATACGGGACGCTGTCGAGCGTAAACGGGATTCTTCCGGTGGTCTTTAGAGGGATCGAGGTTCCGTCTACGCCGATTACCTCTAAGCCTGTAGTCATGTAGTAGATTTTCACTTCGTCACAGAGCTTTTTATCCAGCATGGAGGTAGACGCTCCGGTATCTATTAAGAATAGCTCCCTTTGGCCGTTTATCGTGGCATAGACGAAGGGGACACGGTCGAAGATGATCTTGCCCGGCCTGTTCTTGTTGAGCTCACAGGCGGTAAAAATCACGGCTATAAAGGCAAGAAGAAAATAAAGTAAGGTTCTTTTCATATTTCAGGTTTTTGTTATATTTGCACTATCCTATGATTTCATAGTCGGGATTTTAGGTTAGTAGTTTCTAAGGTAGGAGGGCGACGCGGACGCCCTCCGTTTTTATTTCAGCAGATCGGGGTTGTCGTGGATGTTATCACCAACTATTCCATCACACATTTCTACGGCCCAACTTAGCCCGTGCAGGTCATCTTCTTGCTCTCCGATCACACAAAAAGCCCCATCGATAAACCGTATTTCACGTATTATAGTATCGCCAAATTCAGTTACAAGTGACATTATATCCCCCTCGAAAATCTTTTTTCCGTTCTTGTCTTTCATCCCTGTGTACTGGCCGACGGTGTCCGGATCGACATCTTCGTAGTCATTAAACTTCTCTCCGTCATTATCCGTCACCTGCCAACCTATGAGATGGTGTAGAGAACCGTTATCATACCTGTCGTATATGTATTTACGGAAATAGTCGCCCTCTACCCACTCCCCATTATCGAGGCACTTGCCTCTGAAAATTATTGGTCGCATGATTTTTATTATTTATGCCTGCGGCGTGATATTTTCAATGTGTTCTTTTGTCTTTTGATTCTGTTCGGAGATATACTCACCGAAATACTCGTCTACAGCACTCTCAAGCTCCTCCAGGCTGTTGTATCCATTGTAGGGGCCTTTCGTTTCTTCGGTCATCCTCTTTTATTTTTTCGCCTTGCGGCAGTTTGTTTATTCTCCCAGCATTGAATCGGCTGTGGCTCGCACTAAATACGGGTGCCAGTCCAAATAATCCTTTTGCGGATCACAGACAGAATCAATTAGACACTCGGCAGACATAACCACGCGTTGCCAACAGCCGCAATCAGCTTTTTTATAGCGACGCTTAATAAATTCAAACAGCACGAGCCGGTTGTCCACATCTTCGGGATCATAACCTTCTTCATCGGCTACCTCTTTGCGAATTTTGAGTAGTTCAAGTTTGTCTGGATCGTCGTCATCCCATTCACTCCAACTCTCTTCATCGCTCCATTTATTCCCAAACAGCGATTGTAAGGGCCTAAGAAGATTATACACTCGCTCAAAATCATTTTCATCGGCTTTCGCCACTCTAATTGTTGACATAGTCGTTTATTTTTCGCCTTGTGGCAGTTCTTCAATCGTCACCCTCACAGGACGGCAGGTGTAACCTTCTCTGAGGTACCAGTATTTCCATGTATCCTCGTTGGGTGTAAGTCGACTAATGGAATCACTGGGCTCATTTTCCACTGTACGGAGAATAGGAATACCGTCAGGATCGTACACACAGTACACATCCTCGGTTTTGACTGTTGTGCTCATTCTTCTTACTCATGTTATGCCCGAAGGCGGGTTAAAATTCCAATTTAGCTTGCTTTGGTTTGAATCCAGTCCCCCTGCAAGCCATCCCAATATCTCCTAATGAAAAAGTCGTTACCGGATTTACCGTACATGGTAAAGATTGCAGGGAACACCAATCACCATCTTTGTGCTCACAGGAAAAACAGTCGTCAGCCATTGATCCCTCGCCCCACCATTCAACCATATCGGGATGATCGCTCTTTAGGCATAGGTCTTTCCATTGCTCCCACCTCGCCCGGCGGGTGGCATCAGAAGTATTTTTTTTACTCCTGCCGAAAAGTTCCTCCCAACGTATTCCTAAAGACACCTCTTTCATCGCTCTGTTTTTTCATAAATACTTCCCACTCGTTCGATAAGCTCGCTATCCATTCCGAAGAGAGGATAGGTGGACTCTGGATTCTCGCGAGGTACAAACACGAACGCAGCATCATACTCCGAATATTCTATCACGCACTCCAAAGTAACGCTTGGCTCCGCAGTGGGATGTTGCACCCGGACAAGGTCGCCACTCCATAATTCTTGGCCGCTTCTATCTTTGTAAAAAGTGCATATTATGGGTTCATATCGATCAGGTTGCGGGGTGAAATCACAGTCGCTAAATCCAGGAGGTCTACATCTTCCAACATAGTCTCCAAAACATCGAGCAATAGAAACCGCTGTATCATAAATACATCGACGCTCTTTATCGTAAATCTTCATCTTTATCTTCATCTTCTTACTCCTTTACTCGTTCGATATAACTGGCCGCTTCTTGGGGTGTTTTCATCGCTGTGCTGTTTTATGATTGTAAAAATCCTCTAAACTGAAATTTTGTCGCTCGAATCCGAGTTGAAAGCCTTTCATGAAATCATCGTAAATCTCGCAAAACACAGCTTGCTGAATTTCATCATACTTACCCATTTCAGCCTGGTAACGCTCTTGCATGGCCTTAGCCGCATAAGCCTTCGCCAGAGCCTCAGGTGTTAATCTAACTGGAATTCTGGCATATGTTTCTATCTGTTCTCCTGTATCTGGATCGGTAATAATGCCTCTGATTACTCCTTGGGGTGTTTTCATCTCTCTTTATTTTTGAAGTATTCGACAATCTCTTCGGCGGTGGCTTTGCGGTAATTCTCTATACCTAAAATATTTGGCAGGCCAAAGAATTCCATAACTTCTATATTGCCCCAATACTCATACCCTTTAGGTGGCGGAGTGGAGTGGTATATCCCCCAATCACTTCCATCAGTGAACCACTGTTCCCGGTCGTTCCATTCATTCATCGCCGCCAGGGCTTTGAATAAATCAGTATCAGTTTGACAATCGTAAGCCCCGTCCCTATTTGCATCGGTAAGCCATATTCTACCGTCTGAATCGGTAGCTATCAAACAACTATCGTGTATAAATGGGAAGTGGGTATATCCAACCCCTTCCAGCCACTCGATCAACTCTTTTCGCTTCTCCGGATTCTCAACCCGAACAAAGCAGGGGGTAGTGAAGGTCATCGCTCGTTGAGTTTTTGAATGAATAATCCTCGTAATCTGCACTCAACGTTATCAAAATCCTGCACACATTCAGCCGTCATCAATTCCGTAAAATCCAGACTGTCGAACGCGCATACCGCTCTTGCTTTCAGCATCTCGATCTTCTCTTCTGCGTCCTGCTCGGCAAGCTCGACGGCTCGACGGGCTGTTGATGCGTCAACCATCCACTCTAGGCCGTCAATCAGCTCAGAGCGATTATTGATAAATTCTTCTGCTCGTTTGCTTTTCATTTCCCGCTCCTTTCTGCCCTCGATAGGGCTTCCCGTTTAATCTTGTTGATCTGCTTGCGTGTCACCTGAAATACCCCCCCCCGAAAGGTGTTGCAGGTCTTTGACCTTCTCAGCGGGGATTTCGTCGATAAATTCACCGGTGCGATGGCTGTAAAGGGTTACCATTTCCGGATTGATCGTTTGGTTGATTTCGACTTTCATTGCGGTAGATTTTAATGGTTTACAAACACTCTTTAATCCTGCCGAGAATCTCGTCATCGGACACTTGATAACCCAGTGAAAGCGTGTCGCACAGGGTGCGGCGGAATTCTCCGGGTTTGTAATTCTCGACAGGAGATGTTCCCAGGTTAATCCTGGCCGACAACTCCCTACGGATAACCTCGTCACGCAGTTCATCATCATCGATTTGGTTCAATACGTCGCCTACATAAACATCGACATCGGTATTGATTTCCACATTAATAAATTTACTCATGATTATCTGGCTTTTAATAGTTTTGCGTATCTGTCTTTCGGCGTATCCCCGATGTGGATTAATCCTGCTTCTTTCAGCCTTTCGAGCTCTTCGACCATCTCGAACCAACTGATCGAAAGTTTGTCGTAGATACTCCGGAAAACAATGTTCAGCGGCTCGATTCTTTTCTCTTTTCGTTCGGCGGTCAGTTGCTCGATAGCTTCAAGGACGGTCATTTCTCTTTGCTTTTGAAGTAGTTTAACAGTTCATCCAAACTCATCAGGAGGGTAAATCTTTCCTTGTCGTGACATCTGGTGTCGGCAACTTCGGAACATGTGTAGTTATCTTTCATGTTTCTCTGCGGGTAGCGCTTTGTCGATCAGCATTGCAAGGCGGCGCATCTTCGACTGATGAGATTTCTTGTTGGCAATGTTTTCCGCGAACTGATTTACAGCTGTTTGGGTAAGTTCTGCTTCCTCGACGGTCATTACTACGTGGATTTCGTCGATATTCCTGGGGTTGGTTTGTTTGGAAACTTTCATTGTCGTCTTTGTGCTACTGTTGCGAATTTTTTGAATGTGATATAGGCGTTGACGTTCTTGAACAAATCGCCCGAATTGTGCATTTCCGTAAGGATTTTTTTGATGAATGGGGCTTTGAAATCTTTGACGAGCCAGCGGAACTCCTGTTCCCGAAAAGGCTCTTTCATGTCCATGATTCTCGGGGCGTAAGTCTGAATGAAATTTTCAAATTCTAAAAAATCGGGCGAGCGGGCGAGGGTGTGCTCTCTCTCACTCTCTTTTTCTTTACTTTTATTTACTTTACTTTCCTTTACTTTACTTTGTGGGTTTTCGATGTCTGAAACATCATTTTTCATTGGTTTCTGATTCGGAAACTCGTTAGAATTGGGTTTTCTTTTCGCTAAAAGGGGTTTAAAACGTAGTTTCAGCTTCTCGCAAGTCAAAATCCCGTTATTGGTTTGAAGTAGCCCGAGCATGGAAGAATAAGCGACTATTTCACGTAATTCATCGGGCTCAATATCAAAATCCGCAGCTAGCAATTCAATATTCAGGTCACTCCATTCAATCTCGAAAAAATCGCTGTCCGCAAGAGATTCAAGAATATAATTCCAGACTGCATAGCCCGTATGCTTGAACTTCCGGCGAAGAGCTTTAATCTTCGGATCATTCCGCATATCGGCATCGTGCGGAAAATAGTCTGCGTTATTTTTTTGTGGTCTTGCCATAGCATTGTGATATTTCCTTGTAGTCGCTGTCTCTATACTGGACGATAAGTCGCTTCCGGGCTTTCAGTTCCTCAATAATCCCTTCTCCGTACTTCTCAACCAAACCGATGGTATAACCCGGAAGATTGCCGTCTTTCATGCGGTTGCAAACCCTGCATTGTGCATTGCAATTCCTCTCGTCAAACCTTGTCGATGTATGCTGGCGGGGAATAAAGTGACCGCAATCACAGGTTTCGTAAGTAATAGGGCGACCGCAACTGATACATCGGGGATCATCCACGCTCGTATCCCGCAGGCGGATGTACCTACCAAAATCCAGGTCGGCTTCATCTTTGGGTTTCATCCTTTCGTATCAGTGTTTTAATATGTGTGATGAAATATTTTCTATTCAGCGTGCGCCACTCCTTTGTCTGCAAGTCAAACAAGCGGCATTTTTGCGGGTAAAAATCGAATATTTGGCCTTCGGTGCGGAATCGTATGGAGTATTCGGTTTCATTTAAAATTTCAGCCTCTACGTGCCTTTTAAAAAGGTAGATTCTTTTTCGGCCTAAATCCTGGCGGTACTCCTTGTTTGCCTGTCGGAGCATCCGCATGTTTTCAATCATTTCACCCATTGATGTACACCGGATCGAGTTCGTTTTTGATATACTCGGGGAGTTTCATTTGAATGATTCCAAAGTGTCCTTCTTCGGCTTTGGAATCGAAGCCTGGATAGATTTTCTTATCCCGGCACTCCCGGACGACACTTAATGCCTGGCGGTATTTGTATTTTCCCACCTGCAAATCTTCAGCATCCCAATAAAAAACCGCGATCTGGAACGGAATGGTAGTTTGAAGCATCACCATGATCGTGGCTGTAAATTCCCTGCCGGTGATCTTTGAGGCTACCTCCAGATACATCCCCTCGGAGAGTTCGTATTTAAACTTAGCCGCATCCCTTACGAATCTCTCTGTGGTGTTTGCGCAAGTGGTTTTAAAAGAGACTATCGCATTCACTCCTACGTTCTCTTCCAGAAGCATCCCGTCCGGCCTTATTTTCACTTTCATCCCATCGTCCTCTCCGTACATGGAAACTTCGTTTTTTGCATACTTGAAAATCAAAGGAAGAATACCGCCGCCGTAGATTTTATATCCCGATTTCACTACGTCTATTATTTTCTTATCATCTTCCTCGATAATCGTATAGTCACATTGGGAACGAAGGGTTTTCAGGGTTTCCCGAAGGGCTTGTTGTTTGAGGCTGGAGAGTTCATAATCGGACTGAATGTTTAAAAGCTGCTGATAAAACCGAATCAGGCTGATCAATCCCTCATTGGTGTTTTCCGGATATTGAGGCTCTACGATTACTTTCTCAAATCTTTTAGGCTCCAAAAACGCCTCGTGTGCAAAGGTCCCTAATTCAAAATGAGAGGTGTTTTTAGGGGTAAAGGTTTGGTTTTGGTACAACAGGAAGTGTCTCGGAGTTTTCAAAGCCTCCTTTAAGGAAGATGAAGATAAACCCGGATGATTCAGGTATTTTTCCATCGAATCGTTCACCACCTTACCGTTCACGGAAAGCGACCTGTTGGAGACTTTAACCGATTTATCCGGGGCGTTTTTCAGGTTCTCGACAAACTCATCCAAAGGTGTGTAATTCGATCTGTCGAATTGTAGGGGAGTTAATTCCTCCCCTGCAATTGCATTCGACAGATCATAAACCGGGAAATCCATGGCTATTTAGTTGAAAGTGGGACGATACTCCAGGCGTCACTCATAAAGGAGTTGCTTTTGTTTTTCACTTTACCCTGATAGGTAATCTCGAAAGCCATTCCCGGTTTGATTTTGTCCGAAAAACTTTCGAAAACCGCAGTCAACCTTCTACCGGCTTGCCTTACAACCCGCTTTCTTCCGTCTACCACCTCTACGAAGTAAGCAACCAGTAGCTCAATATCTTTCCCGGTCTGCTGGTCTACGGTGGTTTCGGTGCGAAGCTCCTTAAAAAACATCCGGCGTTTCTCTCCGGGTTTTTCGGGTGTCCAGTACTCTCCGTTGAGTTCGAGAGGTGCCGCATCGGCTTTGTTTAAATCCGGCAGATTTCCGGAAAACACCTCCACATTGGTGATTAATTGATTTGCTTCCATAATTTTAAATTTTATGCCTTTTCACAGGCGGTTTGCGGACAGGGCCGGTTCTGCCCCGGCGACAGCTTTGAATCTTACCCGCGAGAAAGGGTATCTGTCGGCTTCGTTTGTGTTGGCCCTGTCTTGCTGTACATCTCAAGGGCGCACTCCCCGCATCATTGCCTGCCACTTATCCGGGCGTCCCCGGTGGCTGCCTGTCCAGTTGCCCGTCTTTCCGGGCTGTCTTAATACAAAACCCACTTTCCATTAGTGGTTCGGCGCATCCAAACAAACTTCTGTAATGCCTGATCCCATACGGTTTTTAAATGGCCTCTCCGTTCTGCGCGTTTAGTACTTTTAAATTGTTTCATCTTATCGTCGTTTATGTTTACTGATTCCAAAACATTTCGTTAAAACTCGGTTCTCCAAAACCATCGATCTTCGTCCCTTTAGCGGGAAGCGGAGATTCACAGTAATAGGTTTTATATCGTGCGACTATTTTACCGTCCTGGTCTTTGCGAGCATTCCAAAACCATTTTATCGCCATCCCATCCTTTTTCAATCTTGATATGATTTTGCGAAAATCCACAGTCTGGGCCATCCGGTTACCTTGTGCGGTCGTCAGCCTGATACCCGATAATAGGGCCGCTTTGATCTTCTTTTGGGGTTCCGCTAAATAGTCCATAATATTGAGTGTTTTAATTTGTCCTTTAAAAACTCCGCGATATTCCCGTAGGGCGGAGGGGTGACCCGGATTGCCGTCCGGATCGTAAAAAATGGCTGCTAACCTAAACCAACATTACTAACCTAACCTGCTTTACGGTAGCAGGAACCGTTAATTAACCCATGCCCTTACATCGTTCGATTCAGGCGGTATTACTTCTTCCAAATGGTCGATATACTGAACCTGTGCCCGGTAAACACTTAAATCGAAAAGCTCCGGATCGTCGAAATAATCCTCTCGCATACGCGACAAGTCGACCGACACAATCACATCCACGCCATCCTGCGAGACGGGCTCCAGTTCCTTTTCCACCACATCTCCCTGTTCCATCCAACCGAGAAGATCGCCTATCTGACGACCAATAGCGGCCAGTGTTTCATCCTTGTATTCAAATGGAGGTAAATTCGTCGATGCCATAGCTACTCAGTCTTTAAGTATTTCTTAATACCTGCTTCACCCCGCTTGGTCGTTGCGATCAGAACCACTGCCAGCACCAGCCCCCAGAAATTGATCCGGAAATCTTGCGCTGCGGGATTGTCGTTGACGATCATCAACCCGGCAACTACTGCCAGAAAAAACCGAATCACTTTCATAAGACTTTGGATTTTTCAGGGTTAGACGATTTATCACCCTGCCAGCACTCAATCAGACAGAAAACGACACGGAAGAACGGAGCAATAGATTCATACTGCTCGTGAGTAAGGTTGGAAAGGGTGTTGGCTATTTCCTCATTCGATAGTTTGAGGATAGATTCAACGCGTTTACGGGCGTTAGCCGTAGCATCGGGTACACCTGGTGCACCTGCTGCCAAATTTTCACCGGTTCGCATACGAGAAAAAATTTGGAATATGGATATACAAAAGAGGGCAACCCTCTCTTGAAGTTTTGCGAACCGGTCGAGACTACCGAAGTAGAATCGTCTCAAGAGGGCTGCCTTATCAGCAGTAGAAAATATGTCTTGGCTGTATTCAGTAAGTCTACAACCGGTTCGCATTACAAATATGGGCAAAGTTTCTGACTTTACCAAATCTGCATGCAAAATATTTTCACAACCACTGTTCATTTCTTTTCATTATTGGAGGGTGGGTGGGATTCGATACCCACAACTGCTGTCTAACTGCTCGGACTTACGGATTTATCCTGCCCTACATCTGATGCCGTACTACTTGTACTACCACCCTTTTACTTTGCACCCCTTAGCGGACTCGAACCGCTACCTGCTCACACGCGCACAAAAACATCTTCAGTCAAGCAATAACCAGTTATGCGTGTTCGCCGTCTCTCTCCCGTTAGACTAAAGGGGTGGAATCTTACAATTTGTCGAGGTACTCTTTGATCGCCTCTTTATCCTCATCGCTGACTTCGTCAGAAAGAGCCAGCCGGGAAAGATTTGCCCTCAGTGGATTCAAAGCTGAATCCGGAGCAGGGCCGGGTGTGATGATAAATTCGTCGTTCATGATTTCTTCGTTTTAGGTTTTCTCTGTTTCGGTTAACATCTTTCCCTACGTGCCACCTCGTAAATCTCCTGCGGTTGATTGAACCGATCCAAGTCCGCGATATGATAGACAGGATGACATCTGCGGCGCACCTTAAATGAAATAGCCCCTGATTTCGCATACCTATCCAAAGTGGTCACACTTACCCCCAAATACTCCGCAGCTTCTTTTCGAGAATAGAATACCTTTCCCGGGCGGGGTGGGGCGGTGGGTATTTGCTTTATTCCTCGTGGCATGGCTTTATGATATTCGGGTTACTCTATATCTCGGCGGCATACTCTTAGTCTTGTAGACATTTCCCGTTATCTGTGATAACCGATAGAGAGTAGATCGCACCGAATCGGCTTTTGCGATCTCGTAATAGACTGATCGCCCAACTTTAAGCGTCATAAGCTCTTGTCGTCTGCTCTTTCTTTTTTTCATATTATTTTAATTATCTTTGGTTCGTTCGTCTATTGTTACAATGCAAAGATAGA